ACTTTTTTCTTCTTCTTGTTCATCCATAATTGCTCTACGGTCGTGTAACTACTATCTTAATAGCATATACACTCTTCTTATGCTTCTTTTAGTACGACCAATCCTTTTTGCTTTTCTTAAAAGCGAAAGCACTAAAAAATTAATTATTGATTTATTAAAGGCTTTAGCTAAGTCAACAGACAATACTCTTGATGATGGTGCAGTTGCTTTAATTGAGCGCAACCTAATGAAAAATGAATAACGAGCTAAAAAACAATATGGATCGTGTGAAATATCAAAACGATCTATATGAAAAATCAGGGAGGAGTGATCCCTCACATCCCTATCATTGTGTTTTCACAAATTTACACATTGAAGCTACCAGCGAGCAGCTTCCATTGGAGGTGTCCAAAGAAGTGGCTGCTCAGTAACCGAATCATATTCTCCTGCCCTTAAGATCCGAGCGCATCTCGCCATCTTTAAAGGAGCAGGGGTTTTTTCTGGATATTTCTTTGCGACCTTTGCAAAAGTTTCTACAACGATTGCCCATAAAACCATATCGCTAGGAGCATGAATCCAATTGTCTTTTTTAAACATTGGGTTTGCATTACCAATAGTCGGACATCCTGGAAAATTATCCGCTACATCCCCAACTAGGACTTGTTTGTAGAAGTTCATATCTGCTTCTCTCTGACTGATTTCAATTACTTCATCTCCGACCAGGTGAAGACCAGGAATAGTCTTTAAATCTTTATCACCAGAGACAATAATATCTCCATCATCTGCAATCAATCCAACAACATCATCCGCCTCAACATTAGGAATCTGTTTAACTTCCCAGTTCTCTCGATACCACTCTCTTAAAGTTCCATACCCTGCTGGTTTTCGATACTTTCTTCTTTGTCCTTTATAGGTAGGCCAAACTCCATACCTAAAGTTGTTCTTGTCTCCTATCGCCAGGACTGGAGTGTGATCAGGAGCAAAATTAATAAACCTTTCAATGTCTTGCTCAATACCAAACTTGGCAGTTTCTACATCACAGAAATACCCCCATAATCCATCATTAATTTCATATTCTTTCTCATTACTACTGGCATGGCGGTAAGCAATGGTTTCGATGTCAATGATTAGTTTCATTTGATTTCTGCTCTGGTGTGATTTTTTCGGTTAAGTTTGCTTTTCCAATGCTTAATCAAAGCTTTTAGCTCAGAAATTCTTTTCTCGGCATTTTCAATTTTTTCTGTAAGAGATAGATGTTGTTGACTTTTCATTAGATAGGCTCCCAGTCGAGAACGATTGCCTTGTATTTATCGCCATGTTTATCTAAAGCTTGTCTCCAGGCTCCACTAGCCATATCAGAAACAAAATATTCATCGAATTTTTCGTAATCAGGCCCGAATAGACGGACTCTATATTTGTTCTGACTGAGATTAGATTTGTAGCTCATTGTCCGTGTAACTCCAGCATGTAATGAAGTTGACGAATAGAGCCATCCCAGTACCCTTGCTCAAAACGATCTTTATCATTGTGAGCTTTTTCATAATGCACGTATGCTTCTGCAAGCATTTGTTTTAAAGTCCCAAAATCAACGCAAACTCGATCATCATCATCGAAGCGATCAAAGTCTGAGGTTCGTGGGGTTATTGGAGTGATGGGTCGAGCCATTTTTGATCTAAGAATTGGGTGTCTTCGTTGAACTCAAAACTGCCTGCATAACCGCAGCGTCCGAGCATCCGATTTTTTAAGCAATAAGAATGTGTTATATCTGTTCCTCTCTTGCGACCTGCGGCGAAAATTGTGTCTGCTAATTGCACAAGACTGTGGCTACCTCTGATGTCAGATAGCTCAGGGATACTTCCATCCTCCATGTTCTTATGTTGAGAAGATGAGCGATTGAGGTGGCTGATGGCGATAACTGTGCATTTTGTAGAAGCGATAAAACTTCTGATCTTTGTAATTAAAGAATCAATATGCCTTGTATCTTGAGCCAGTCCTGAACTAATAATCGTTAGGTGATCTAAGTAGATACGAGTGCATCCAAGAGATCTAACCATGTAGTTCATCCGTTGAAGAATGACATCTTCATCAAGAGAACCAAAGTGATCAAATAGCTCTAACTTCCCTGAGTTACAAACAAATTTATCGGCTGAAGAAATAGCATCTAATTGCTTTTCTGTTAGTCCTGCATAGTTTTGCCTTGCATGTATCTGAACACCTGCTGACATCCCTACAAATCTAAAGACGGCTTCTTCCGCAGTTTCTTCTAGTCCTATCCACCCGATTTTTAATCCCTGTTCCATATCAGCAATAGCTAATGCTCGAAGCAGCGTAGTCTTCCCTATTCCACTACCAGCTACAAGAATAATCAGTTGATTATCGTAACTAGGAGTAAGTCGGTTCCAAAAATGAAAACCGAAATCAGTAGCTTTTCTTTCGGGTGGCTTATTGGCTAAACCTGCATAACTAGACGCTGGCTTGATCCCATCTGGCCGTATTTCTTTAGCTGCATAAACTGCATCCTTAACGACCATGCTCCCAAGTTCGACCAGTGTTTCGTTGGCATCTTTCTTAGGCCAGTCAATACGAACAACTTTGCCTGCTGGAAATAAGACAACAATCTCGGAGGTGGCCTTTTTACCAGCCTCATCCATATCCATCGCAAGGTAAATGCGTTCTGCTTGTGAGAAGAAATCAAGGTCTTTACGAATAAAGTTTGCTGCTGATTGAGCGCCATTTGGCACTGAGATACCTACGACTTTTCCATTGGTGGCGTAGGTAATTGAGGGGGCATCAAATTCCCCTTCGCAAATTGCGATTCCATCAACTCGCTTAGGATTGACGAGATGTGAACCAAACCCTGTGACTTCCTTGGGTTTTCCGCTCCAACTGATTCGGTCATTCTTGTTCATCGCTTAGGACTCGGTGTTTGTGTGCAATAACTTTTCCTTCTTTATTTCGATACTCAAAGACAACTCCTGTCTCTGTTCTTTGGATGCCGTACTGCTCCAGGACTCTTCTTGGGATAGCTCTATAAGTTTCGTCTTCCCATTTCTTAAATACTGGTTGCATTATTGGCGGAACAAAGTGCGGTCGGGCATCTTTTTTCTCTTCTTCTCCTTCACCTTTTTTGTAGGTTTGGCAGGCAAAGCAGTACGAGTGATCCGTGTAAACCGCAAGGCCATCGCTACTCCCGCAATCGCAAGGCTCGTGACGAAGAAACTTGGATTCACCCATCTGCCTCCATCTCCCCTTTCATTTCGTCTATTGCTTTAAGCAATGAAGCAGTACCGCTAACCTTGCTGGCTAAAACTTTTAAATCAGCGGCTTCATAAGTGGAGAATTTTTGATGACAGGAATTACATCTTCTTCGTCTTTGCACATAAGGAACTCCTTTAAAATCCCTAGTGGCAACCCTTATAACCTCAGAAGAGCCAGCTAAACAATGTGGACAGTTCATTTATGGATGATTGATAAAAGTTTTTAGAAAGACGTAAAGCAAATAGCTAATACAAGCGATTGCTATGAATTGTTGAAGTAGAGACATTAGTAATAGACCATGAAATGAATGTGGGCCTTAGCTGCTTTTGGTTCATGTATCCATCGCATGTGAATGTCATTAATAACTTTCACGTTGTCATCCTTAAAGAGCCTTGGTTCGTAGGGTTGCTTGCCTTTTTCTTTGACTGAAACCAGGGCATCAAGCAACCCTCCGATCAAGTTGTCAATATCTCCACGGGCAGGCCCATAAAAAACAACGATTATGGCATCGCATTTTTCGAGGGGTTCTCCTGTCCAGAACTCTGAAGCGAGACTCCAGACATCCTTTTTCCATTTCTTGTAGGACGGGTCCATGTATGGCCTCGCTTGTCCTTGAAAGGATCTAGGTCTTGCCTTGGATTTGGGAGCGATGGGTATGTCAAATTCAACCTTGGGCATCAAAAACAACATCTGAAGATGAGGTGTAACCACCTTGAACTTCATCAAAGACTGAACTTGAGGAGCGCTCGTAAGCGACATAATCAATCACTTGAACTTGTCTCATCTGATAAGAAAGACCTACGCCACTCGGCCCTTTCCAGGGATAAAGGTCATAACCAATTCGTATCTCTGAACCATTACCAATAAGGTTCTCCGAGTTCCAAATGTTGTTCTTGCTATCAACAACTAATGGCCCTGAAGTAAATCCACCGTCAGACTTTCTAGGAAATCTTTTTAACTTAAAAGTCCATATAACTGTGCCATCATCTTTTGTCTTAAAAGGTAAAGCATTAGAAGAAGCTTTTGCGTTCACTCCATGCTGTCTTGAGACCTCGCCTTCCTGCGCTTCAAACCACTCTTTATGAGCTTTAATATTTAAATTAAGGATTAAATCTGTTGACCAAAAAGGTGGAGCTTTTGGCTCGAATTTATTTGGCTCTGGTTCCCCTAATCCCTTAAACCATTGACATGGGGCTTTTGGCGTTTGCTCTAGTTGCATTGGTCGTATAAGCGCTATTGCCTATCTACTATATATGGTGTTGAGATATATGGACATCTGTAAACTAAATGATTTAAGAAAATAGATATGGGTTAGTGCCAATTGATACAGGGTCTAGTGTGTTTACCATTGGTGGTTTTGGAAGTGACAAACAAGTTTTCTCTGAGATCTCCTGATGTATCTGACTTAGTAGGTCTTCCTGATAGAACTCATTCATAGTATCTAACAGGGTTTTGTGGAACTTATCAGCGTGAATTGCTGCGACCCCGTAACAGTCATGGTTTACTAATACTTCTATTCCAGGGGCGTAGAGTTTATTCATAAGCATCACTAGATATGCTGCATCGAAGCCATGAACAAAGTTTGCTCCAACTCCTTTATTAGCTTGCGTTGCGCTCAGCTTTGCATTTACTGGTTGGTCTTGAATATTTATATTTATCTTCTTGCCAAACAGATTAGTTCTAACAGTTCTTCTAGTCGGCTCTCTGTCAGCAAACTTCATTGGCCATCCTGAGGGCATTGTGTATTCAACTGGATACAATTGCATGACCTTTCTTGTTACTTTCATCAACCATTTCTTTACTTCTAAGCAACTACTAATTTCGTCTTTTAATTCACTCCAAAGATGACGAGCTAAATATTTCGCTGGCATTGCGACCCTGAAATTGAACTCTTCTAACGGGACATAGCCAAGATGTTCATCCAGGGCTTCAACCAATGAATCGCAGAGAGACATATAGGTACCTCCATATGGGCTTGCAAGTATTGGCCCTTTAGTTAATGACCTATCTATCCCTCGGCCTAGCCACAACTCTGCTAGAGCCTTTTCCTTATCTTCTCCTAGTTGTAGATCTTCGTTTAATCTTTCTGTGACTCTCTTGGCTACCTGCGTATATAAATCTTGCCTATCGTCACCCCATAAATTGCATAACCTTCCAATTTTCTTATCTCTTACAAGGGCGGAGAGAATACCGCATCCTGAAGTGGTTTGATCGAAGCGAATAACGGCTGAAGATTCTCCATCCCTTAGCCCTTGATATACACCCTTGCAGAGTTGAAGGAATTGCCAGGGGTCATCAGCGTTTCTCCATAGATCAAGATTACCAAAGGGATCTTGAGCAATTGCAGTAATTTTTTTAATATTATTTTCTCCCCATTTTTCTCTTTCTTCCCAGCTAGATTTTGACAATTTGTAATGTCCCGCTGCTGCTCTGAGCAACCATTTCATCGCTGTATCATCCACGGGTTGCGGTTTGTCAAAGTTAAGTAGAGCCTTTTCTGTATCTGGCCCCATCGTTGTTACATATTTATTGCTTGTATAAAATCTTCCCCTGTGGTCACAGTGATAGCTTTGCCATATCGTTCGATCTTTTAATTCTTCTGCCATTTGCAAACTTCTTTCGATCCTTACTCTCTTTGGTCTGTTCTGCTCCCTATCTCTATGGGCCCTTGCTGCCATATTGTTTCTAGCTCTTAAATCATCTGCGCTTGGGTTATCTCCTAATCTTGCAGGTACTTCCATTGGAGACCTGGAGCAAGGGAAAAGACCTGCGACACCGCTCTCCCATGCAGTTCTTTGCAGGTCAACCATTTCTCCATCAACCTTTATTGCTGTGTTCTGTAAATGAGTGGCGGCTTGAAAAACCAGTCTCATATCTGCTATTCGGTAATGATCTAATGCAGTTGTGTGCTTTTCTTCGTTGTCCTGGATAGGAACTCTCATCAAGGGTTCCATGTTGTCCAGCATCCCGCCACCATATAAATTCTCCCAGGGATTTGGCTTGCAAACCATTGCTGTATAAGTGGTCTTGTAGTTTCTGGAGGGACACTCTCTAATAAATCTTTCTGCTTCAGCCGTTGGTATTACAAACCTGGGTGTACTCTTCCCGACTCTCCTTTTGATTACATGAACAATCCCTGTAACTGGAGCAATATGATCCAATAAAAATCTCCCTACATGGAGTCTCGAAAGATCAGTCCACATTGGGAGCGGGCAGCCAAGTTTGTTCATTATTTCTTTGCTTGCAATTCTTCTTCTGCTAACTCCGCTCCTGGTTAAATGTCTGAACTCAATAGGAGACTTCTTATTTAATCTGATCAGTCTTGTTTCATCCTCAATTGCTTTCCCTAAGTTCTGACAGAAAGTAGCAATCCTTGTTTTTCTGCTGAGTTGGTCAAGTGTGGCAACAAGCGCTACTGCCGCAATGTGATAAGTACTATCAAATGAATCAAAGAATGGATAAGCCGCTCCATTTACTCTTGCTTTCTTTGGATCCTGGATGAACTCTTCAAACGATATTTCTAATGCTTCAGCAAGTATTTCTAAGGAGTAACTATAGATAGCTTGACCATAAGGAAGAGCCGATTCTTTCCCCTTTTCTTTGATCTTCCTTTCGATAGAAGATTGAGCTTGTTTTGCTCTTAATTGAGCCTTTAATTGCCTGGCTAATTGTTCAACTTGTCGATCACCCCAGGAGTCACATATTTCTTGCATCTTGTGATTTGTGTACGTCCCTTTAATGATGAGACATACATGGCTGTAGCGCCAGCCCTAAAGTCTGTCACTGACTTAAGGATATTGTTCTACGGCCCCTTAATTCTTCTTGGAAGACATTTGCAATGTGGTCAAGATTCACTCCTAGACTGGCCATTGGGCACCTCCGTTGTTGCTTATGTGACTATTTCTGTGTGACTCTGATGGTACAGACATTCGAGGACATTGCGCTTCCATTTTGTTGGCAACCTGTTCAAGTTGCGTAATATCAACGTGAGCATATCTCTGAACTGCTGCTAAAGATTTCCATCCGCCCCAGTGCATAAGTTGAACCAGACTAAATCCTCTAGCAGTAAATCTTGTTGCAAAAGTGTGCCTGGTGCAATGCAAAGTTAATTGATTGTCAGTTGCTAATCCAAGTTTTGCTTTTGCTACATCAAACATATGCTGGAACTCTTTGTATCCCTTTTCGCCTTGATAACTCCATATCTTATGAGTGCTAACTTTTGGCATAAAAGGAGTTACAGCTTGAATTGCTGTTGAAGTTAAAGGAACCGTCCTGGGCATCCCATTCTTAGTTTTTAGAAACTGCAATCTTCTCTTATAAATATCAACATCCCTGCCTCTTAAGTTTTGAGTTTCTCCAAACCTTGAACCTTCTTCAATTAAGAATTGGAATAGATGGGCTGCCTCTGGTCTTTCAGTTCTAAAGAAGTAATTAATAAAAGCTTTTTCTTCTTCTTCTGAGAAAACTCTTTCCTTTTGATTATTCTCTGGCAGTCTTACAGGAAACCTTGGAAGAGAGTCGATATATCCCATTTTCTCAGCATCTTTAATCATGCACTGAAGAGTTGAAGCTTTGTAGTTCACAGTTGAGGGTTTATTTCCTTTCTCCAGGAAAAACTCTCTCATTGCATGTATGTCTTGAAATTTAATTGAAGCTACTGGTCGATCTTCTCCAAAATAATCAAGCACTATTCGAGCATTTCTCATTGCAACATCACAACAAGCCTTGTGTTTCCAACGCAAGTCATGGGTGTTTTTTATTGCTTGTCTGAGGTGATAAGCATCTTTTGAGTATCTAACTCTGTTAGTTGTTCGACCAGGGCTAAACTTTGCATAAGTTTCGGCCATTCGATCTGTAACTAATTGCTTCGTTTTGGCTTTTAGCTGAAATCTTCTTTCGCCAATAGTGAAATCAGCAAGCCATCCTCCGTTAGAGGTTTTTCTAATTCCCATTGTTGGTCGTGGTTTTGTGGGTTTACTTAATGGCCTCTAGGGATCGGTATAAAGCTTTACCTTTCTTACTTAGCTTCACTCTGTACCTTCTCCCTTCTTCTGGATCGATATAAA